TTATTTGCAATTCTTTTACGGCGCTATCTAATTTTTCAGTATTTTTTGCCAGGTTATCAGTATTGTTTGCCGTCCGTAATGTATTGGCAGAAATCTCTATTAAATAACCATTAGACTTTAACATTACGCCGCTTTGTGTTTTCTGCTCGTCTAATCCACGTCTTTGTAAGGCAATAAATGTATTTCCGGTATCTTCGGTTAGGGCTCTCTGTATTTGCCCGGTTGAAGTTGTGGATTGTCCTGTAGTGCTTCCATCGAATAAATCGAATCCATATTGTCCTGCTGATGTTTGCATTAATGATAAGCCTTGATTAAAGGCGTCAATCTGACCTGGTAAAGCAGTATAAAACTTCCCGATATCATCAACAAAAGTTCCATCTGCTATACTTGCATCTATAGGTATGTCAGGTACATTCCCTTCTTCATCAAGCCCTTGACTTGCAAACATATTAGTTTTTAGTTTATCTAATAAAGGACCAATTGTAGCTGCAAAAATAAGGTTACTCACATAATCTTCCACTACCTTATTTAAGACATCTCCCATAGCTCTAGCAGCATCAGAACCATCTTCAAATGCTTTTACAAGAGCATCTCTTAAGTCGCCGCCAATATTCCCAACAATATCTTCAATAACTCCAATCATCTGAGTTCTTGCGGCATCGGCGGCTTGTTGCCATCCGATCATTTCTTGTAGTGTTGCTTTCGTCGCTTCTGTTACCTTATTGTTTGCAATTAATGTTTCTGCAAGCGAATCATTAAATTGTCCGTTTGCTTTGATTAAATCAGGATATGTTTCTAAAAGAGGTGCAACGATATCTTTTTTCTTCTTGGCAAATAAGCCTCCAATAGCGCCAACAATCCCACCGACAACAGCGCCAACAGCGCCTATAACAGCTGTACCTATTAATGGGACAACCGATCCAACTACCATTCCTATTCCTGCTCCTATTGATGCTCCTGCTCCTGCTGCTCCTAATACATTACTCCCACTTATAACATTCTTTTTACCTACAATTGCCTCTAATGAAAGGAATTCTTCCATCCCTTTCTGTAAGTTCTTATTAGCATCTAGCAAAGCAGATGAACCCCTGCTTAATTTTGATTCATAATCAGTATAAAATTTCTTACCTATCTCATCACCTAATAGTAATTGTTCGTTTAAGGCTAAATTGTATTCGTGTTGTTGGGAAATGATACTATCGTAATAGTCTTCCATTTCCTTTTTATTCCTAGCCGCTTGACCTACAAAAATACCGATCAATTGAGTGGCACCGGAAATAATAGAACCTACTGAATCACTAGTACTCATTCCCTCTTTAGAAAAAGCACCTTTAGCAACTAGATCACCTACAGAATTTGCAACCTTAGAAACGCCTGTAAAGAGTTCCGCTAATCCTTCATTACTATCTCCTATTGCATTAGCTAAATCTGAGGCATAGTTGGCAGCATCAAAGAAATTATTGGCTATTTCCTGAGTTTTACGGCTGTTTTCATCTAATCCGGTTAAGTCTAAAGCCGATTGTAATAATTGTGCCTGTCTTAAACTTGCAGGATCCCCGGCGGCTATTAAAATAGCTATTTTTTTCTCCTGGTATTTTTTAAAGGTTTCAAAGTTGAGTTTTGCAAGTTCGTTTTCCCTATTGAATCCTTTTAAATCTATTTCATTTTTCCTTAACTCAATTTCCCTGGCAAAGTCCAGTTCATCGAGTTTGAATTTTCTTGTAATTGCGGCTGTTTCTCCTGTAACATTTTTATTGATTGCTTTTACAAGTTCAGAATTACCGGCTTTTTCAGCGGCTTTTAATTCGTCTGCATATTTTTCTTTAACCGCTTGTTTTTCCCTATCAATATCAGAAAGCCGGGCATCTGTAACCTCTTTCCATATTGCTTTGATTTTATCGGCGGCGTTTTTATCAATTTCAGTTTGAGCCTTTGTATTTGTTTTTTTAGCGGCTTCTAATTGCTTATCAATTAAATCCTGGTCTTTTTGTGGTAAAGTTGCTTGATTGCCGTATAACTCCTGATATTCTTTTAACTGGTCGGCCTTTTGGGTTGCAATTTCATTCAGGGATTTTTGATAGTTGAGATTTGCCTGTTTTCTTAATTTTTCATCAGAATCTACTTCCAGGTTTAATAGTTCCTGATCTATTTTTAATCTGGCATCAATTCTTTTTCTACCTATTTCAGTTTCATAGTCTAACCGGTCTTGCGCTAATTTTAATGCTTCCTTTTCATCTTTTTTCTTAATACCCAATTTTTCCTTTAGGGCTTTTATTATACCTTCCTGGTCCGCAATATCTTTTAAAGGATCTTTTCCTTTTTTTGTTTGAAGATCAGCAAGTTTTTTCTCTTCAGTTACCAACTGTTTTTCAATCTCTAAGCGTTGTTTTTTGGCAGTGGTCAAAACATCTTCAGGGGCATCTTTTCCCACCTCTTTGATTGTTTCACCATATTTTTTATAGGCGTCATTTGTTAAACCAATATCGGCCCTTGCACTTTCTAGGTTGTAAAATAATTTATTGAATATTGGTGCAAGTGCTTTTGCGGCTGATTCATTAACGCCATGTAATTCTTTAGAAATTTTATTCCCGTATTCGTACAAGTTTCTAGCAGAATCCGGTAATTCGGCTTTATAGGCTGCAACCAAGGCCGCGACTTCATACTTAACTGAGGCAGCTCTTTCTTTTCCTAATTTATCTTTGCCTCCTAAAAATCCAACTATATCAGTTTGAGACTCTAGTATATTGGGGTTGTATTCTGCACTAATATCAGTAAGGGTTTGCAAGCGTATTCTTTCAGCAATATTTGCAGTTAGCGAAGTAGTAACCAAATCCAAGGCTTTCTTTTGCTTTTCTAAATTATCTAATTCCGATAATTGTTTGGGTAATAAATCACCGTATTGATTGATTATCTTTTGCCGTGCTTTCTCCCAGTCCTCAGTACCTTCCTTTGTTACTTTTAACGCTGCAAATAAATCTAAGGCCTTATCTGTTTCATTTTCAATTTCAAGATTTGTTTTGCTGATTGCTTTTTCTAAATCTGTCTGGTATGTAGATAGTTGATAAATAGCATATCCAACGGCTGCTATTGCGGCGGCGGCTATTACCCATGGATTTGCTATCATTGAAGCATTTAACGCTTTTTGCGCTTCTGTACTGCGTATTTTAGCAGCTATTACCCTCGCTTCTGATGCAACTAAAAAACCATTGCTTTCAATAACCAATAGATTTGCGGCGGAGGCTAATTTTTGTTCGTATGTAACAAGCATCACCGCGACTTTATACGCTCCGTAAACAGTAATTACACCGCCTAAAACATCTAATAGTGTATCGTAGTTTGAAATAAGGCCTGAAAGTCCTGAAATACCGCTATAAATAACGCCCTCATTAGACTTCCCTATTTCGTTTAACATTACCTCCCATTTATCGGTAAGGTTGCTTATTTGACCTGTAACAGAGGCATTTTGTTTCTCCATCAAGTTGTAAAACTGACCGCCTTCGCCTGCCATTGATTTAAAGGCGGCTTCGACTAAAGGGAAACCGATTTGCCCGGCGGTGACCATATCCTGGATTTCGTTTTTGGATTTTCCAAGATTTTTTGCAAGCTGGTCAATTAAAGGAATCCCTGCCATTGCAAAATCCCGTAATTCCCGGCCTTGCAATTTACCCATTACAGCAACCTGACCATAATTGATAGCAACCCTTGAAATAGGCACGGAAACACCGGCTGCAACATCGCCCAGGGCTTTCATGGTGTCCATGACATTTTCAGTCTCGATACCCATTGCCATTAATTGCTTAATGTTTGTGGCAACATCCGTTAAAGTAAAGGGTGTTTTTGCGGCAAAGGAAACCGCATCGTTCATCAGCTTATCGGATTTTTCTTTGCTTCCTAACATCGTTTCAAAAGCAATTCCTAATTGCTGGAATTGCCCCCTAACCTCGATTACCTGACGACCCAATGAAACAAGTCCTGCACCTCCGGCAACAACACCTAAAGCCCCTGCCATTCCTTTTAATTGGCTCGTAACGCTTTGGGCTGTCTTTCCTACCCCGCCAACTAATTGAGAGGCTTGGTTTGCATCCCTTCTTAATCCCGTGTTATCTATTCCAGATGACCATAAAAGAGATCCTATATTTGTTGGCATGGTATTTTATTTTAGGGTTTCTTTCAGTTCCAATACAGCCGCTTTATTAAAATAATATAGGCTGTATGGAGTACTAACAGGAATTAATTTTTTCTGCAGGGCTAGTCTTTCAACCATTCCACGACTTACTCCTAAAAGGTCTGCAACTTCCTTCGCTGTTACTAAATTTTTGTTTTTGCTTTCCGGCTGTGTTTTTACTCTCATGATTTTTCACCTTTGTTAATATTTCAAATTTATGCAAGGCTATTGAATTGTTATAAGAATCCATTCTTAGAATTCGGTTGTTATAGTTCATAGTTTTTAGAAACAAAAAAACCACCCGTTAATTGAGTGGCTTTTAGGTAGTTATGTATTTTCGTTAATTTAACCGGAAATCTTAAAGGCTAATTAAATCAGTTGGGAAAAAATCAATTGTAGTTCCTTTTCCTTTTAACTGTTTTGCTAAATCCAAGGCTTTTAATTTTTTCTGCTCTACTTGTTATTTTACTGTGTTTTTCATGATTTTACTTTTGGTGATTATTATTTTCTTTATTTAATTTTTCTAATTCTCGTTGATTTTCTAGGCTTTCAAAAATGGCGTTTTCTAGGTTTTCAACAATATCTTCTTCTTCGGTTAAAGGTCTTTGTCTTTTTTTTGTGTTATACCAGGGCTTATAGTTGGTTTTAAATTTTCCATAAAACTGTATGTGTTTTTTATCTATAACGGCTTGTTTAATATACCACTGTAGGTTACTGCCAAATTCCGCTACATTGTCATTTATTAATTCTTCATTAAATCCTTTCTCATCAATCTCAAACATTACATATTCGTTTAGGAAAATTTGATTTTCTGCTATTATATCGGCAATTGTATTTATAACATTATTCACAC